GTGGAACTTGGGCGGCGCCGCGCTCGAGATTGCCGCAACCTGCGCCGCCACCGCTGCACCGAGCAAAGCTGCCGCGATGGGGCCGGCCACCGGGCCGAGGGTCAAGGCTTGGAGGATGGCCTGGGCGCCCTGGACCGTCGCCTGAGCGATGGCCGCCGCCTGCGAGATGCGGAACCCGCGCAACGCGCCCTTTTTGGCCGCCTGTTCGCGCGCCCGGAGCTGGCGCTCCTCCGCCGCCGTAATGTCCTCTCCGAGCTTCTCCCGGGCTTCCTTCACCGCGTCAAGCTCTTGCTGCGCCCGCTGTGAGGTGAGCTGCCCGATAGCCGCGGCAGCAGCGGCGGCGGCAGCAACGGTGCCGGCGATGGCGCGCGTTGAGGCCTCGAAGCGGGCGATGGTCGCCAGCCGATCGCGCTCCTGCGCTTCTGCGTTGGCCTGCCGCGCCGCCTCGAGCGTCTTCTCCTCCTGCACCGCGATCTGAGTCAAGCGGATGCCCCGGAGACGCAGCGCTTCCTCCGTCTGCCCAAGCTCAACAAGGGCCGCCGTCTCAGCGTCTACCGCCGCGCGCTGGCGATCGGCCCGCGCCTGGATCGCGGCCACCTGGTCCTCAAAGGAGCCCGTGAGCTCCGCCTGCGTTTCGAGCACCTTGGCGTTGGCCTCCGCCACCGCCTCTTGGCCGGCCCGCGCCCGCTCGAAGCTCTTCTGGATCTCTGCGGCCTTCTTTGCCGCCTCCGCCGCGTCATCCTGCGCTTTTTTGGCGTCCTTGTTGGCCTGTGTGCCCTCCTTCGTCGCCTTCGTGACGGCCATCTGAGTGCCGATGAGCTTGGTCGCTTGAGCGTCATAGTCCTTGGTTGCAATGTCCAAAGATTTGATGCTCGTATCGAGCTCGCCAATCACAAAGGCGGCAGCATCTTTGCCGGCCGCCTCTGCGAACTCGTCGATGGCTCGCCCTGCCGCGTAAAAGTCGTAGGCCAGCCCATCGAGGCCCACCGCGAGCGCCAGCTCTGCAAAAATGTAGACGAGGGCTTCAGCGGCCGTGATGATCGGGACCATGCCGCGCACGGCAAGCTCACCCAACCCGTCTGCCAGCTCGCGGAAGACGCCAGGACCCTCCCCCGCCGTGTTGATCGTGTCAATGAGCGCCAATCCGAGCTTGACCGCCACGAAAGCGACTCGCTCCACCACCGGGGCAAGATCGGCGCCGAGCACCTCCACCACACGAGCGCCCACCACCGTTAGCGATTGCATGGCCGCGTTGGCGCCCTCAAGGGAGGCCTGCGCCTCCGGTGAGAGACCCTCGAAGCCTTGAATCTCCCGGAAGGGTGCCAGCGCCTTCTGCGCCTCGAGCGCCGCCTGCACCAGCTTGACCGCGCCCATTGCCGCCGCACCAAGCCCGATTGCCAGCGCACCGACGGCCGCCACGGTGGCCGTCGCCGGGTTGGCGAGTGCCGCCATCCCGCGTCCGAGCTTCTCGAACGTGTCCTTGGAGAAGCCTGCCGCGTCTCCGAGCTCGAGGAGGCCGCCCACCGCGTCCTGGGAGGCTTTCTTGGTGGCATCCGCGCCTTGCCGTGACGCCTTCGCCTGCGCAGAGGCCGCCTTCTTCGCTGCCACCTCCGCTTTACGGTAGCTGATCTCGAGTTGCCGTACAGCCGCGTCCGCCTCCTTCTTCGTGAGGCCGGGGACCTGGGCAAGCTCTTTGCGCAGGGCGGAGAGGTCCGCCTCAAAGGTCAGAGAGACCGATTCGTTAGCCGCCACTTGCCACCTCCGCCGCCTCAACGGCCATGCGCTCCGCAAGCGTTTTGTTGGCCCGCCGGCCCGGGTCCCGCACGAGCACAGACCAAGCGTGCTTCGGACGCGCCCCGCTGCCGATCCGCGCGTAGTAGTCGTCAATCGACTCCCCGCGCTTCCGGCGTGCCCAGGCGATGCGCTGCCCAGGCCCAAGGCCGATCTGCCGTGAGCGGATCTTGTAAGCCCACTCCGCCCGGTTGTAGAGCACAACCGCCACACCGAAGGGCCGCTGGTCGATGCGGATGCCAAAGAGGGCCGCGCTGTGCTCCGCGACGGAGTGCCCCTTCTTGCGCGCGGTCGCCTGATAGGCCGGGCCGGTGAGCTCAAGGCCGGTGCGGGGGGACCGCTCCACCGGCCACTCCCGCTCCGCCGTCGTCTCCACGCCCTTCGCTACGCCAGTTAGCGCAGCGGTGAGCTTCTCCCGGAGGGGCGCACCGAGGAGCCGCTCCTGGATGGCCTTGAGCGCGCGGGTGTTGAGCTTCACGCCGAAGTCCGCCACCCGTCACCTCTTGCGCTTGCTGCGTTCTGCTTCGTCCGCCCGGAGGCGAAGATCCGCCAGGATGAGCGTCTGATCTTGCCGGGATAGGGTGGCCCACCACGAGGGCGGCTGCCCGTACTCCCGGCAGACCTGGATAATCACCCGGTCGAACTCCCCCCGGGCTCTGAGAAACCCGCTGCGGCCCTGACCTCTGCCTCAGTTAGACAGGGCTGCACGGCCAGCTCAAGCGCCTGGGCGCCTGCCAGCCGCACCTCCGCGTATCCGGCCTTGCGGGACAGGAAGTAGTCGATCACCTCCCGCCCGTACTGTGCGAGCGGGACAGCGTGGGCGCGGGAGAGGGGCGCCACGGGGCAGATACCCGGAGGCAGGCACAGGCCCAAGGCGGCGCCCTGAGCAGCCGCGGGGTTCTTGCCCGCCAGCTCTGCAAGCTCCCAGGCCAGCGAGGGCGTGGTGGGATGGAGCGCGTGGGCGCCCCCGTCAATCGTGATCGTGGTCATCTCGTCTCTCCAGTGAACCGAGATTAGGCGAAGGTGATCGAGCCGTAGACGGTGCCGTTGACCGTCAGGACATTGGGGCGGCCTTCACCGATGGAGAAGGTGCACGCGACATTGGTCAGCGTGATCGTGTCGTCCTTCGCCAGGCCGTGGTTGGTGCCCTCGATGGTCAGCTTGAGGCCGACCGTGAAGACCTCCGGGCTGTTGGTGCTCTGCGTGGTGTTGGCGCTGTAAACGTTCGCCTTGCGGAGGAAGTCCACCGCGTTCTCAAGCGAGGCGCTCATCACCGTGGAGAGCATCGCCGTGAAGGAGATCGTCGGGAAGGTCTTGTCCCCGTAGCGGATGGAGTGCAGAGAGCCGCGGGTCTGGTAGGCCACCACCTCCCGGAGGTCCTTGCTCAAGCCATCGATCGTGAGGTCGCCCTGGGTGAAGGGGACCACGATGGTAACGGGAGTGCCGGTGCCATCGAGGAGGGTGATGGAGCCATCGGTGTCATGCCGGACAACGGTATCGAAAGCCATGGGGCCTCCTCAGACGGTGGGGACGCGGTGGTAGACGAGGAACTCAAGCGTGGACAAAATGAACTCTGCTTGAGGGGTCAGTTCTTGGTTAGCGCGCACGAAGTAAATCTGACAAGAGGCCAAGTTAGCCGTCGCCATGACCTTCACAAGCGCGGTGTCTGCGGCATTGCTGGCGGCATCGAGATCGGCCACCTGGGCGTCTGCCCGGAGCTTGTGAGCGAGCCGCACCGTTACCGGCGTCTGCACATAGACGCCATCGGCGGTGCGGAGCTGCCGATCCTGCGGCGCTGGCTCCGTCACGCCAAGGCCGACAGAAAAGCGCCCGGCCATCTCGCGCGCAGAGTCATCACCGAAAAGCTCAGGCGCGAACGCGGAGACGCGGAGGCCTGCAATGGTTGCTACCGAGGTTTGTATGCGCTGCCGAAGCGCGGTGCGGGTCAGTAGAGCCATGTGCGCCGCCCCCCGCTAAGAAAAGTTGGCCCGCGGCTGGAGCGCCGTCGGTCATCATCTACGGCTTGCCCCTGCTCGTCTGCATCATAGCGGAAGTTCAGCCGGGTCCACGCTGCCTCGTAGTGCCGACGATAGGACGCTGCGCGCATCTCGTAGGCCTCGTTCAGCCGCGTGGCGAGGTCCTCGAAGATGAGCGCCAGGCTCAGGTAGAGGTGCGCATCGCGGATGGCGACTGGGCTCATCACGAGCCAAGGGCGCTGCCCCTGGCCAATGATGCGCGCGTTGATTTGATTCCAGGCTTCGTCGCGCCAGGTCGTGTAGGTCGTCTCCGACGTTAGCGCGGTGGCCGAAGTCGGATCGAGGCCAGAGGCAATGTTGTAAAGGTCCGTGTCCGTAATGACCGGGTGGAGCTTAGTGCGAACCAGCGCCGCCTCGTTCCGATAGACCGTAGGCACGCCACTAATCGTAGCAGTCCACTCCACCCGCCAAAGGTCGCCAAGCGCTTCACCCGTAGTAGCAGCCGCAGGCACAGTGTAAACGCTGGTAGCGGCTGGCGTTACAGCAGCCGCAGTCACGAGCGCCGACCCGTCCGGCCGGTAGACGCTAACCGTGAGCGTTGAAGGCGTGACCGCGACGCCAGCCTGCTCAATGCGCAGATACAGCGCAGAGTCAACCCCACGCACAATGAGGTCAACTGTCTGAAAGCGGGCTGACGGGTAGCTCATCTCACGCCGTCAGCAGAGGCATGAGATGATAGATCACACGGACACCGATAAAGCCCGCCGTAAAGCTCGTGATGGTGCCGTTGCCAAGGTTGGCGTCTGCCGTCACCTTGCACTTGAGGGCGACTGCGGAAGTCGGCGCGTAAGGGCCAGCAGCAGTAGGAGTCCATGTGCGCGCAGCGCCAGCCGACAGAATCGAGGTAGTGGTAACGAACGCGTCAGGATCGCTAGTCGTGCCAATCTCAACAGACACAACCGTCGCCGTCGGATGCACCGCGGAGACCATCTTTTCGAGGATGACCTCACGGATCACAGCGTTGGCCGGGATGGTGCCCAGGTCCAGCGTCTCAGTGGTCGAAGCCGCGATAGCGTCCGTGATGGGAAGCCCAAAGCTGAGCTCGAGCTCATTACGGCCGATAGCCCGGGAGGCAAGAGTCGAAGCGGCCATAAGGCCTCCTATTCACTTTTTGGGGGGACGGTTGGCCGGGGCAACGCCCCCGGCAGCGTAGGCCTTGAGGCCTTCGAGCTGGGCGCGCAGGCCATCGACGCGGGCAGCGGCCGGCGGCGAGAAAGCCGCTTGAGACTGCGCCTGCTGTAGCTGCGATACAAGCTCCTGCGTTTTTTCCTCAATGACCGAGGTGTGCGGCCGTGCGACGACACCGCGAGCCACCAACGAATTGAGCCACTGGCGATAGCCGGCTTGATCGGAATGCCACACTACGCGGTCTGCGAGCACTTCTGGCGACTCCCAAGCGGTAACCCAAATCATGCCGCCGCGCCGCGTCGGGTAGCCGCGCAGGTAGCCAGGACGGCCATCCGGAGTGTCGCTGGCCTCCGCCGCCTCAAGGGGGATCGTCTTCCAGCCCTCCTTAGAGCTCATGGCCTCAGCCATCGAAGTGTCGCCGTACTCGTCAACATTATTCAAACCGGGCATCTTCCACAGCCGATCGAGACACGGCGACAAGTTGCCCTCAGAGTCAAGGTTCCAGGAAAACGGGTGTGCGCGCAGATAAAACTCCGGAGACTGATCTGTAGGCAATCCCTGGTTGCCGCCGTAGCTCTGGATATTCGGCAGCGCACCGCCTGCCGGCGCTCCGTGACTGATGATGGGCATGTTCTCTCCAGGTTCCGGGGACGAAGGCAAACGGGGCCGGCCAGGTAGGCGGCCGGGCTGGAGAGGCCCCGGGCCTCCCCAGCCGACCCCGAGACGATCAGCGACGAGACAGCAGAGCCACGCCGAGACCGTCCTGCACCTTCGCCGTGCCGAAGTAGCTACGGCCGACGATTTTGGTCAGGTCCGCGCTGGCGGAGCGCTCGAACTCGACGGCCACCTGGCCAGCATCGGAGACGATGATGGACCCCTCAGCGCCAGGAACCGGAGGCGGCGAAGCGAAGGCCTGGGCGATGGCGCCGTAGCCCATCATCGCGCCCTTCGAGTCGGCGCCCGCGTTGGCGGAGGGCACCTTGCTCGAGGCGAAGATATCAACACCGGCGAAGGAGCCCTGGTAGCCCTGGCCGAAGCGGTCGATCATGTCCTGGGTGGGCTCCTTGTATTGACGAGCGCCACCGAGGGAGGCGATCGAGTCCTGGAGCTCAGTGACCTGCTTCGGGAACAGGATCGAGACGAGCGGGCCGTTCACGTTAGCCTGCTGGAGCGCGTAGCGGCCGCTGAGGAAGGTCTCGACGGTCATCGCGGTGCCGGTGGTGCCCTTGACGCTGGTGAAGCCAGACGCCGCCGTGGCGATCGCAGCGGTCTTCGCCATCCGGTAGCCGCCGACCATATCCGACAGGAAGCGGAGCAGGTTGCGGAGGCCGACGCTGGAGGTGATCTGCGCCAGACCGCTGATCTCGCGCTGGAGCGCAAAGCGAGCGATCGTGACGGTGGCCGAGGCGTCGGTGAGCGCGGTATTGGTGGACGACGCAGCCTCAGCTACGGAGGTCATCACATCGTAGCCATCGAGGCCCGCCAAAGGGATCTTGACGACAGTGGACCCCTGAGCGCCAACATCGCCCATTTGCATGATGGCCGGGTGGGCAGAGAGGTCGGCGCGATCCGCCAGGAGGAGCAGAAGCTCGTTGCGGATGACTTCGGCGACGGTGAGGTCGCCGAGACCAGAATAGTAAATCTCGTTGGCCATGTTGGCACTCCAAAACGCGGTGGAAGTTGTAAAGGCCAGCGCGTTTTACGGGGAGCGACCCGGGGCCAGGGATAGGCTACCACCCGGCCCCAAAGCCGTCAACCGCCCATGAGCTTAGCACGGGTGGCTTTCCACTGTTCAGGCGTCAGCTTGCCAGTAGCGCCGGCCGTGGGTGCCGCCTGCACCGCGCCGCGATCCGCGGCCGGCACCGGGGCCGCCGGCAAGCGCGCACCGCCGAAGCCCGCCGCCGTACCGGGAGCCCCCGAAGGAGCGACAGGAGCCGCCGGTGCGGCGGGGGCCAAAGCCTGGAGGTGCGGGCGGAGAAGGAAGGGCGCCTCGTCGGGCTTACTCTTCCAGGTGGAGACGAGCTCCACGAGATCGGGACGCGCACCGTCTTTGCCAGGCTGGATGCGGTCGTACTCAGCTTCAATGGCCGCCGCCAAGTCAGGATGCGAGATGCCTGCGCCAGTAAGCGCCTTCCAACGGTCGAAGCGGGTAGCAGTCGCATCCGCCGCCTGCCTTGCAGCCGTTAGCTCAGCTTCGAGCGCTGCCGCACGCTGCGCCGCCGTGCCGGCCTGCTTCACCTCGCCTTCGAGGCCAGCGATCCGGGCCTCAGCCTCCCGGAGCTTCTCGATGGTCTCACGAAATCGCGCATAGGGTACGGTGTCACCTGTCTCGTTGCTCATTGACTCTCTCCAGAGGAAGTGAACTGCTCACGGAGTTTGCGCCCCGTGCGGGTCGCGATGAACGCCTCATAAAGCGCGGGAGCCTCTCGTCGCATGACCGTCAGCGCCCACCGAACGCCAGCGTCTCCGCCCCAAAGCTGCCAGGCCTGCCACCCTTTGCCCTGCTCAGACCAGGTGGCGCCCTCGCGGTCGATTAGGTGCCGGGCAAAGTACCGGACCATGCGGAGCACGGTGTCAAAGGAGACCACCCGCCGATTGCTCAAGTCGCGCGCCCGCGCCAAGCCAACCTCCGTGCCACCGCGCTCTGATGCCGGCTTCGTGGCGCGCACCTCGAGGCCTCGAGCAGCAGCCGCGGCAACATCGGCGGGAGGTCGGATGGGCATTAGCCGGCGGCCTGTTGGTCGTCAGCCACGATCAAGAGCACCTCGTCAAGCGACTCAAGGGCGGTGCGGAGAAACGCTTCGACCTCGCCGCCCGGGTTGAGTGCAAGGGCCGCGCCGAGGGCGATCCGGGCGCCGTCAATCTCCTCCGCCAGGTCGTCAGTCGAAACGGACGCCGCTGCCGGGCTTGCAGGAGTCGGAGGCGTTGGAGGCGCCACCTGTGCCGTGGGCTCCTCAAGCTGGTCTACGCGCCGCGCCGCCACCTCGAAGGAGAGCCCAGGGTGCATCTCCTGGTAGGCCTCCGCCTGCGACATAAGCCCGGCCGCCAGGAGAGCCAGCACATCTTCGCGCCGCGCCCGGCGTTCATCTGGGCTGAGTGGAAGCTCCTTGTAGCGAACTTGGTAGCCGGACTCCGGGAACCCAGCGCCCGCCGGGAACCCAAGGTAGCGGTTGAGCAGGATGGCGCTCAGCGCAACCAAGCGCTCGTCCGAGTCCCGCATCGAGACAGCCGCCCGTCGCTGCGCCGTCCGCTTGCCCTCGTTCGTCAGGGCGATGGCCGCCCCGCTCCGGGCGGTGCTGGTCATGCGCTGGAGGTCCGAAGGCGGCACGCCCATCGAGACAGCCAGGCGAGCCGTCATAGACTCGAGCACACCCTGCATTTTCTCAACATCGGCCCCGGCTTGGAACTGGCCGACCATGGGCTGGCCTGCATCCTCTGTGTCTCGCGCAGACCGGAAGCGGAGCAGAGATGCCGGATCGGTGACCACCTCCGAGCGCCGCCCGTTCTGCGTCTCCACCACCTCTGCCGCGTCTACCTCGAGGTTGACGACGTAGCGTTGGGGCCACGAAGAGTCGCGGAAAGAGTGAGCTACAAACGCAGAGAAGACCGCCATATCTAGTGACCCGTCCACCACCTCTTGGATGGCGTAGGGGTCCCAGAGACGGTCTCCAGGCCGGACGGCGTGGTACAGCACATACGGCAGGACAGGCGAGCCGTCGGCGCGTCGATAGGGGTAGGCCTCTCCAGAAAAGTCGGCGCCTAAAGACGCCACCGACAGGTCTTCACCGAGCGTACCTGCGCCCGTCAGAAGATGCACGCGGTAGACCGGCGCCTCCGGGTCTGCAACAGATAGACAGTCTACAGTCCAGACAGGCTCCGGGCCGTGGCCGTCAACATGCCGCAATCGATACTCGTAGACCGTGCGAGGCTGTTCTGGCGCATCTACTGGCGCATCTGCCCAGACAAGGTCAGGGTAGACAGGCCGAAAGCGGAGCCGGCCGTCTTCGCCAACATGCGCCCGGACCAACATCTCCCGGAGGCCGGTGACATAGAACTGCGTGCGCGCCATGAGGCCCCAGAGCCCAGCGATGCGAAGCTGGCGCTCGATGCCGACCGCCTCGCTGCGCTCATGCGTGACTTCGGGTTCGTGATCGTAGAGTACGCTGAGCTCACGACAACCCGCCTCGAAGACGTTGGCCGCCAGCGAGACCGGCCCCCAGGCCTCCCGCCGCACGCTGCCCAGGTGGCGCTCCAGGTGGCGCTCAAGGTCTGCGCGCCACACACCATCCAGGAGCCGCCGTCGCCGCCGGGTCTCTTCCCAGCGGGCGCGGGTCGTTTCGTCGAGGGCAGACGGAGGCGCGTAGCCGAGGGCGTCACGAGGGTACATAGTGCCTCAGTAGAAGCGGAGGGTGCGCGCAGCGGACGCCCGGGAGAGCGTAGCCTGCCGCCGGAAGATGTGCGATTGTAGCGCGTAGCGCAAGGCGTCCAGCTTATCCTTGTGCACATCGTCGGCACCCTGCCACTTCTCGAAGGCGTCGATGAGATGTGCGCAGCGTGGGGAGATGACAAAGGAACCAGGCTCAACCATGAGCTGGTAGACCCAACGGCAGCCTGCCATGACAGAGCCCTTGTTGCGGCCGACGCCACGCTTGACGGTGAGGATGCCGGGCTTGAGGCTGCGCTCATCCACATGCAAGAGCCGGGCGAGGTTGGCCTGGAGGTCCCGGTTGGCCTTCTTGTCTCCGGTGCCGCCGATGTGGATGCGATCGCCCCATACTTCGTCCAGGTCCTTCCACGAGAAGCCGTTGCGATCGAGCATTTCGAGGAGCGCCAAGGCGTCCGCTTTCTGACTTCGAGCGTGCGCGCCTACGTCTTCGTCGAGGACAATCACCCGATAGGGGTCGGCCTCCTTGACCGGCCGCTGGACAGCCGCCAGGATGGCGCTCTGCTTGTATTCCTTGGTCCCGTGATCGAGGCCGAGGACCAGCTCCCACTCGCCCTCCGGCAGGCCGGTGATCGGCCTCACATGGATGCCGGTGTCGAAGGCGTCGAAAACGCGCGTGATCGTCCGGGTCTCCCATCCGCCATGGATGCGCACATCGCGCTCCGAGGGCAGGCAGACCCGCTCCGCCTCCGCGATCCAGGCCGCGTCCATCGGACGCCCGTCCGGCAGCTTGAGCGGTTCGTGCTCCCCGATCGGTACGAGGGCCTCTGGCGTGAGCCGGGTGTGATGCTCCGAGATCGTCCCCTCTTCGACCATGGCGCGCAGCCAGTCCACCGGGGCGCCGATCGGCGTAAGCGTGAGGCACACCTGGCCTTGCAAACGCTTGACCCGCTGGAGCACCTCCGCGAACACGGTAGGCCGGGGGGGCTCGTCGAAGAGCACCAGGTTGATCGTGGCGCCCGCCAGATCGAGCGAGTCTTGGTTGCTCGTCTTGAACCGGACGATCGCGCCGTTCTTGTAGATGGCCGCCGGCTTGTTGGCGTGGAAGCCGTTGACCGGATCGAAGCGGCAATCCTCGATGAGGTGCCGTCGCGCTACCTGCCAGAGCTTCTCTTGGATGGCAAGCGACTGAGGCCACGACGCGCAGACCACCCAGGCCTCCCACCGCGCGCCCAGCGGGCGGGCCGCCACCTGGCGGAGCGGGTGCCGGCCAAGCGCCTGGAAGTGCACCTCAGCCAGGCCCGCCATGGTCTTGCCCACCTGGTTGCCGGCGCGCAGGAGCTTGATGGGCGAGTCGTCTGCGAGAAAGGAGGCCTGGACAGGGAGCCAGGAGATCCATTCGAGCGGGTCTTCCTGGCAGGCCTTCACGATCGCGCGCATCTTCTCCAGGGCATGGAGCGTGTCCACCGTCACGCGGCGCCCTCGAGCGCCCGCCGGAGCTTGGCCGGGAGCTGAGCACGGAGACGCTCGAGCTCCGCCGCCGCCGCCGCCGCGTCCACCGACAGCCCATCCGCCTTGGGCGCCGCCAGCTCGTGACGCGCCGCCAGAAGGTCCTTGATCGTGCGGGCTGCCCCGGAGGCCCAATCGCCACGCTCCGCGCTGAGGAACCGGGTGAGGCTGTTAGCCAGGACTCCGAGGGCCTCCTCATAGGGGAGCGCCGCCAGGTCCACGGCCGGGGGCGGGAGCTCC